CAAGTCGCTTGCTGCTGCTGATGAGGCTGTAAAGAATAACTAAAACTTAATAGCAAGATTAGCCGCCCTTCGGGGCGGCTTTTTTTGTTTTTGTTTTACTATTAGGCGCTATCACATTAGCCGCGCCAACGGCTTTCGTGAGCGCCCTTAAAGGCGCTCTTACACAAGTTACTCGCTTCACCGCTTACGCTCGTATTGTAGCCTCAATTGCAATTTTTTTACCAATTGAAACAACGACACGCCGTAGTAAAAATAAAATAATTTATCGGTGTGTCGCTTGCGTTGAAGCACTTTGGGGTATGTGCTAACCTTCTCTTATGAATAAAGAAATACAAATAGCACACCGCTCATTCAGTTCTTTAACGTCCTGGATTCGCTGCGGTAAGTCCTGGCAATTAGAACGCCAACTACAAGCCCCTTCCGAACCTGCTTGGTGGTTCGTCGGTGGCCAAGCATTTCACTCCGCTGCAGAAAAGTTTTTACTGCAGAAGTTTGAAATGTCTAAAGTACCTGCTGAAGATAAGCCACCATTTTAATGGAAGATATAGCCAACTTAAGGCCAACACCTGGCTTAGAAGGTGACTATCGTAGCCTTGGTCCAATTCGTGTATGCCCTTGTGGTTCTGACATTTGGGCAGTCAAGTGCAAGTTTGATTATGATGGTGAGATAGGTATTTACTTCCTTGATATGCGCTGCGCTTTATGCGATAGCCTAGCCGTTGCACCAATGCCAAAACTGGAGGAACTATGAAAGAGATTAAAGTAGGCAAGAAATGGATTTACTACGGCAGACTAAGAGGGTTTGGCCTTGGTATATTTATTGATAAATACTGTATTGATATTAACTTCTTTAAGTACTACATAGGGATGGAGATGTAATGGGAGCAAAGCGAGCCAAGGTAATTAGTCGTGATGCTTTTATGAAGTCATTTGTAGAGGCTGAAGTTATTATGCGCCGCAATCTTGCAGCACAGATTGAAGAAGCAATTAAAACAGAAACCAATTCTGCTACAATCGTGGGCTTGAAGAAAGCCAAGGAGATAGTGTTTGGAAAGGTTGAAGATGAAAACTTGGGATGACATATGGCAAGAATCTTTTATTGAAGAGATAGCCAATGTTGAAGCCAAGTCAGGTTCTAATCCAACTGACTGGCGCACAGGTGGCCGTGCTACTAAAGCAAACCCAAACAAGGAAGATAAAGTTTGGTGGGATGTTAATGGTAAGCAGATGTTCTATGACTTTATCAACGCTTGGTCTGAGTCAGGCTTTGATATCTGGGTATCGCCAGAAGGCGTACCTGGAATTGAAATAGGATTTAACAATTCATTTGGTGATGTACCAATCAAAGCCTATGCAGATGCAGTAGTTACAGTTGGTAACGAGGTTGCAGTTGTAGACTTTAAGACTGGTAACTATATGCCAGACTCATCATTGCAGTTGGGTATCTATGCCTCGCTTATGGAGATGCAGTTTGGTATCCGTCCAACAATGGGCTTTTATTATTCAGCACGTAAGGCTGAATTTATTCAAGCAGTTGGTATGCACCGCTGGACTATCCCAGTACTTACAGAGATGTTTGCACAGTTTGAACGCGGACTTAAGGCAGAAATTTTTTTGCCAAATTTAGGTATGAATTGTGGCACTTGCGGTGTAAAAGATTACTGCTATGCTTATGGCGGACAACTGGCTCAGATATACGACCCGTTAGCGGAGGTAAAGTAATGAGACGCATAAAACCACAGTTTCAGTACATTGACGATATTGAGAAAATGCTTAATCTCAGAATCATCACCATTAAAGAAGCAAGAGTTTTATTAAAAATAGAAGAAGCAACCAAACAAGAGATAGGAAAATAAAATGGCAACAGAAGGTACAAAACTACAAGTCAACTTCAAGTTGGCTGACGGCACACTAATCAACATCTATGCTGCGACAGGTGCAGAACTTGAAAGTCAATTGACTGCTGTTCAAGATATCGCTGCAACAATTACTGCAACAGCACAATCACTAGGTGGCGGTAGTAATATCGCTTATGCAACACAAGCACTAGGCGCAACACCAGTTGCATCAAGCGCATCAGTTGCAGAAGGACATTGCAAGCACGGTAAGTTAACCTATCGTGAATCAAAGCCAGGAGCAGAGAAGTCTTGGAAGGGTTGGTTCTGTCCTTCACCACAAGGTACACCAGACCAATGCTCTCCTAAGTTTATCCGCTAAGGTAAACGATGCTGTCACTATCACAAGCGGCAGCGAAAAGCACTAATGATTATCAATTACTGCCAGACCTATTCCCCCCTTTACAACAAGAGGGGATTAGGTTTCGCAGAGGACAATTAACAATGATTGCTGGGCAACCAAATGCTGGCAAGTCTTTAATCGCTCTCTGGATGGCAGTACAGATGAAGGTGCCAACGCTGTACATATCAGCGGATACCGATGCTTATACAACATCTATCCGTGCAGCAGCGATGATTACTGGACACCAAGTGGCCTCAGTTGAAGAGGCGTTCGCCACAGGCAAAGGACAAGATTTTTACGCAGAAGAGTTATCCAGCATTAGTCATTTGCAGTTTGACTTTGCACCATCTCCTACTCTTGATGAGGTTGACCTAGCCATCCGTGCATACGGTGAAGCATATGGTGAGTATCCTCATATGATTATTGTAGATAATGCAATGAACGTAGTATCTATGCACAATGATGAATGGTCTGGCCTACGAGAAATCGCTAAGGCTATGCACCATATAGCACGTGAGACTGATGCAGCAGTTATGTTGCTACACCATACCAGTGAGAATGAGGGCAAGCCTGACTTGCCACCAAGCCGTAAGGCTATTCAAGGCAAGATTTCCCAGTTGCCTGAAATGATTCTTACCGTGGCGTTAGTGCCATACTCAGGAGAGTTCCGCGTTGCTGCAGTAAAGAACCGCTTTGCAAAGCATTCGGCAAGTGGCGATAGTTACGTTACTTTGTGGGCAGATGCTAGTAGAATGAGTATGTATTCAGACCGAGCAGCACAACATATATCCGATACTATGAGAGGGTTGCGATGAGTACATATGGTAAGCGTAAAGGCTCTGCCTTTGAAACAGGCATCCTCAAATGGTTACGGAGTAAGGGTGTGAATGCAGAAAGATTAAGGCTTGCTGGTAAAGATGATGAGGGAGATATCGTTTGTATGGTTGCGGGACAACCATATGTCTTTGAGTTAAAGGCTACGGTGAAAATGGACCTACCTCAATTCTGGCGAGAGGCTACTGTTGAAGCAGCCAATTATGCAAAGGCTAGAGGTTTAGACGCCGTGCCTCCAGCCTATGTAATAATCAAACGCCGTATGGCAGGACTAGAACAGGCGTGGGTAGTACAAGATTTACAGCAATGGCTGAGAGTACAGAGTGATATCTAAACCCGACATTGCAATAGTACTTGAGCACTACGGTGTGAAGGTATTGGACAGGCACGGTTGGGTACCTTGCAAGTGTGTAATACACGACGACGCACAAGCAAGTGCAGCATATAACTTAGATAATCAAGCGTACAACTGCTTAGTATGTCAAGTACTTGGAGATGTATATACATTAGTTCAAGCAAAAGAAGGATTGGATTTTAAGGATGCTAAACGAAAAGCAGCGAGCATTACTAACGGACGCCAGCGAGCGATATCACAAGTCTCTAACGCCACAGGCAGTCTCTTACCTACTGGGACGAGGCATAACCAAAGAGGCGGCAAGTTTGTTCCGTCTTGGAAGCGTCGTGGAGCCTAGTGCTGGACACGAACATTCCGTTGGCCGTTTGTCTATTCCTTATATTACCCCTGCTGGTGTTGTTGGTATCAAGTTCCGCGCTATTGATGACACAACCCCAAAGTATCTTTGGCCTACTGGCCAGAAGATTGGTCTATTTAACGTACCTGACTTGCATAAGCGCAGCAATACGATTGCCATTTGCGAAGGTGAAATTGACACAGTTGTACTGTCGGGTGTTGTCGGAATACCTGCGGTTGGAGTTGCTGGCGTTTCTCAGTGGAAGCCGTGGTTCCCTAAACTTTTTGAATCATACAATCGTATCCTCATTTTCGCAGACAATGACGTTAAGGAAGATGGTAAAAATCCTGGTCAAGAATTAGCCAAGCGAATTAAGGAAGATTTAGATAAAGCAGAGATTATCCATTTGCCTGACAACCAAGATGTAAATGATGTATACTTACACAGTGGCAATTCGTGGTTTGAAGAGAGGCTAGTGGCGTGACAACTATTGCAGCAATAGAAGGCCCAGACTGGGTAGTCATTGGTGCTGACTCACAATCCTCTGGCGAGGATGGCTTTGCTATCAACATACCATCAGGTAAGGTATTTAAGAATAACGATATAGTCTTTGCTGCTGCTGGTGGAGTGCGTGGTATTAACCTGTTAGAGCACGACTTCACGCCACCCGCAGTCAACACCAAGGATATAGATAAGTACGTTACTCGTATGCTAATTCCTGCTATGCGCCGTACCTTTAACGAGGCAGGCTATGAGATTAACAAGGCTGAAGATACAGTAGTTAACGACAACATCTGGATTATTATTGTTAAGGGTAAGGTGTATCGTATTGAAGAAGATTACGGCTGGGAGCGCACTACCGACAATCTTTATGTGGCTGGTAGCGGGGAGCGTTTTGCTCTTGGGGCTATGTCTGCACTGACCAATGGCGTACTAATTGATGACGTTACCAAAGCCAAGAAGATAATCACCAAGGCTATTCAGATTGCCAGTAAGTACGACACTGCAACTGGTGGCAAGATAACTATTAACGTTGTACAGGAAAATAAATGACAGAGTTTTCAGACTTTGATTTAGACTTCTCATACGGCCAAGAGGGTGAGCGTCTGGTCAACGATATCCTTACTGGCGGATTAACAGTTGAAGTCAAGCGCGATAGGCGCTGGGTGCAGACTGGTAACATCTATGTTGAGACTGCATTCTACTCACGTTCTACATACAACTGGGTTGAGTCTGGCTTGATGAAGACTAAAGCAGAGCGTTGGGCTTTTATCCTTGAGGACTTAGTTATCATTGTTAAAACTGATGATTTGAAGGAAGCGATTGATAAGTACGGCAGACCAATTAGTAACAAGATTGAACCTAATCCAAGTAAAGGTTTTCTGATTACTGTTGATGATTTGATGGCCGTGCAGCGTGCCTAGTCGTCCAACGTTTATGTATGGACCAAAGGATGGTGCGCTTGTACCTGATATGTTGTGGGCTTTAGATGAGATTGAATTGCAAGAGCGCACTGACGATGGTATAGTTATCCACAGATATGTTATTAATTATGAAGATAAGTCATACTACTACACAGGGACTTACGGTCCAGAGGAGGAACAATGAGTGAGCGAGGATTTATTAACAATGTTAGAGTTGTTGACCCAGTTGGGTTTAATAGTAACGAAAGTCAACCAATCAACCAACGAGATAACAGTTACCCTGCCTCCCATCAGAAATTCGTAGCAGATGTGTGGAAGATTATGGATGAGTTAGGTAACCTTATGATTACCAAGCAACTTGATTACGGCCCAGGTAATATCAACAACGCACACGGTGGCCCTATAAACGGCTTGATGGTACGCCTTGGCGATAAGTTTGAACGACTAAAGAATCTATTGAAGTTACAACAGATTAAGCCACAACACGAGCCTATTGAGGATTCGTTCAAAGACTTAGCAAACTATGGCGTCATTGGTCTGATGGTACAACGAGGACTTTGGCCACAAGAATGATTGATAAATACATAGAAAAGATTGAGTCTGCTAAGACTATCTTAGAGCCACAAGATAAAGACTTTGAGTGGATGGATGGTTTTAATCACGGACTTGACTGGGCTATACGTATTTTGAGTGGAGATAAGAGCGCTTCATGACTGCAAAGTATGAAGCCAAGCGTCGTAGTAATTACCGTCAAAGGTATAAGATTACTATTGAAGAGTATGATGAGTTGTTTGCTAAGCAGAATGGTGTTTGTGCTATCTGCGAGCGCCCAGAGAATCTAACCAAAGATAATAAGTTGCATATGTTAGCAGTAGACCACAACCACGAAACCAAGAAGGTGCGTGGGCTATTGTGTATGAATTGCAATACCAGACTTGGGTACTTTGAGAGTAAGAATCTACTCACACGTATGGTTTCGTATCTAATGAGGCAAATATGAGCAGTTGGTTTGACGAATCAAGAGAGATAGCCACGACAGTGGCTCGTAAGGTACACCGTAAATACCATACTTACTTTGATGTGGCAGATGTAGTACAAGAATTAACAGTTTGGGTATTAAAGCGTCCTGATAAGATTGAAGAGTGGCTTGGCCACCCATACGATTCAGATGAATATAAGATGGGCGTTAAGAAGTTAGCAAAGACTTTAACTCGTAATGCTGATAAGTATTGCCGTCGCCTTAAGGCGCAAAAGTTAGGCTATGAGATTAGAGATGAGCAGTACTACTCACCCATTAGCCTTAGTGAATTGCTACCTTTTGTTTGGTCTGATGTTATCAACACCTTTGACGCTACCAAACCACGCGTAGGTGGTGGTGGTAACCCTGCTGAGGGTGGTAACTACATCATCCAGTTGTTTGATATACGCCGTGGGTTGGAGAAATTAGACCCGCAAGATAAACTTGTATTGCAAATGAAGTTCTATGAGCAATTAAACTATGGCGATATTGCTGAAGTGCTTGGCGTATCCGATAGCACTGCACACCGTAAGGTGGATGGCGCACTGCGCCGTCTTAATCACCATCTAGGTGGACAGTCGCCGTTCCAAGAGGCAGTAGAGACTGAGTAGTGCAACCAATACACCATCCTGATTGCTATACGGAGATTAAAAAACTACCCGACAAGGCGTATAGCATTTTAGTATGGAATTGTGTAGATGAATGTCCGTTAAATGAAGAGGTATGGTAATGCCAACGTATGAATATAAATGTGGTAAGTGTGGTAGCACCCAAGAGTTAGAGCGTTCTATCCACGCTGAGGGTGATAATCCATTTTGCTGCGACACTTTAATGAATCGTGTATGGGGCGCGGTTCCAGTTAAGTTTAATGCTAGTGGCTTTTATAGCACTGATAATCCCAAGCGATAGGTTTGTGTAAGGGGAAGACACAAAACAATAAACCCGCGGGTGAACAGTCCGCGGGTTTTGTTGTGTCGCTACAAGCACTGGAAGGGTAGTGCGAGCAACTAGGGCGCAGGATTAGGAGGACTGCACCACACTTGGGTCTTTGACATAGGCTATCATACCATATGATTTCTCGTCAATTCTACCTATGTGCTTCTTGTAGTCTTTGATTAAAGAGTTACGCGTGTTGTATGGTCCGATAGCAATAGCCACTTCAACACTTGGGTGTACTACTACTGCCATAAAAGACTCGCGTTGAGCAGTCAATTCCTCAACCAACTCCCACACTTTCTTAGCCATATCCTCGCTAGACTCTGCCTCTTGTTCTAAGAGTGCAGCCATTTTCTTTATCTCACTAGGCTTGGCTTTCATATTGTAGCCATTTTTTCTAGTATCGCACCCAAGTTTTCCCTCGTAGATAAATAGCCGTAAGGCTCTTGATTATCTAGGTATTGAGGTATCTTTAGTTTGCGTAGGTTGCGTGAGAATATGACGTACTCGTAGTCATCTGTGCCATCTGTATAGTCTATGTACTCAAAGACATCTTTGCGGATTAGATAAGTGCAGTGGACTACATCTACCTGCATTGTGCCTACTATTGTGTAGCCATCTAGTATGTGGTAGTAGCGTTCATTATCTAAGAAGTAGCCACGCTCATTGGTTATGTTGTGAAAGTTTGAGTACAAGTCCTGCTCTGGGTCTGCGCTACGTAGCATAGGCGCAACAACAGGCACGTTCTTGCCTATCTTTACCATCTCTCGTAGCGTTTGAGGCAGAAGGAAGTTATCTACATCTACAACCCAATAGAAGTCTGCGTTAGCGTGCCACGCTAGTTCAATAGACTTGTTGCGTATCTCTGCAAGTACCTTAAAGCGGGTTGAATTCCACTCGTGTACATCATAGTTCTGTACAGGTACATCAACGTCTGTGTAGTCTTCAATAACTAGGCGATACCACTTGCGGTTGGTTTCTACCCAATCGCGTAGTATCTGCTCGGTGTTATCGGTGTTGTTATTGCTACGCACATAAATAATCATCTTATCCTTTGGGTAATCCCACTTGGATAGTGAGTCTAACCATGCTGGTAACATCGTTGCCTTTTGCTTGGCTAGGATAGCCACGAATACTATCGGCTCGCTCATCCCAACTCCTTCTCAATAGCCTCTTTAATTACATTAGATAAAGCCAATATGCCTTGGTTAAATTCTTCATTAACCCGCACTTGTCCATCACTATAATCTTTAAGTAATTCCACTACTGCACGAAGGGCTTGCTTGTATTTCTCAGCCCTAGGATTTGCTTTCATCACATCTACCCAAGGAAAATCTAACTCGTTTAGCAATTCATCGTGGGTCATTAGTATCCACCCAAGCAGTCGTCAGAGTGCGTGTGTATGGTGTAGTTCAATAGGTACTCACCTTTAGTTGGTGCGTATAAATCCTTCAAACAAGCACCGCAGTTGCCTGCCCACTCACCCTCAAAGAAGTTGTAGGACATAATTTTAACTAACTTGTTCATCTTTAACTCCCTTATATGTTCTGCGTTTAGCGATACACCTAATTGTATCTTGGCTTGTTTGATAATGTAAAGCCATTTCAATTATCTTTGCAGGGGTATATTCTTTTCTAATAGTTCTGACTTCATCATCAGTAAATCCAGTCGTGCGCTTTGGGTTAAGTCTTAATACCATTTGTGTATCCTTTCGTGTTTCCAAGCGTAACAAGGTTTGCCCTTGTATCTTAGTTCAATATATTTCTTTTGCCAAACAACTTGCGTCATTGGGTTAATGCGCCAGTCGCTTGATATGTACTCATACTTATCGGCAGGCAAGGCTTGGGCAATTCCATAAGCCCTGCCCTGTGTAGTCCTATCTCCCTCGGCCTTGTAGTCCCACTTACTCTCTTGCATATTCAAGTCATACAAGCATTTCCATTGCGCCTGTGAGGTATGCCATAGCAGTTTAGTCCACTTTTTAACCTCTGCCTTAGTCCATACATAGCCGTCAGAGTGCCCCATATTGGGCTTTAGAGGGCTAAATGGGGCGATTGCTGTGCCGACTAATATGGAGACGAGGGCGAGAAGGTAGGTAGATACTCTAAGTAGGGGGTGTATTCTCGGTTTGGCTTGGGAATATCTGGGCATACTAAATCCTCTCGTTGTTCCAATACCACTTCGCGCAGTCTGGTGTAAAACGGTATTGCAACAGGAAATCCTGCAGGCATAGCCAATACTTTATCTCTTTCGTGAGGCATACTGCCACCCCATATGCCGTGCAGTTCGCGGTTATTCATAGCAAACTGTAGGCACTCTGCCCGAATCGGGCAGGCTTGGCATAAATCAAGGGCGACAATAGTCTTTGCAACTAAATTGCGCCCTGACTCTCCCATCACGCGCCTTGATTCCATCGGGTCTGGAAAAAAGATATCGGGGTCGGTACTGCGACAAAGTGCAGGCGTATCCGCCTCAAAGTTCGTCATTGTTTAATCTCCTTGCTAAATAGGTAATGTTCTAGTGCTATCCCTGCAAGGGTAGCAGAAATCACGAATAAAAAAAACACTACTCACCGTCTCTAACTAGGCTCAGGTAATGATTTTCGCGTGCTTCAATATCCTCTAGGGCTTGGTCATAACCAGCCTGCCACGCGATACGAATTGCCTCGTGGAGAGCGTCGGTTGCTCGCTCCCCTAATTGCTCGGTCATTGACTTACTCATACTGTTACTCCTTCCCCTCTTGGGCAGTCATCATAAGGGAATTGCTCTTGTTCCTCGCAAGAGCACCAATTAAACCTCTCCACCTGTGTGGCATGAGTTAGTTCGGCTAGTTCGCTCCAACTTATAGATTCTTGCTCGCTCATTATGCCCCCAGTCCGTCGGTTTTGCCTTCATCTATACAACCTCTACAAACATACCAGCCACCCTTTATAGTTATGTATTCGGCGTTGCCTTCACATATACAGCACTCGTTCATTATGCCACCACCTTATTCTCTAAATGTAGGGAGCAGTAATTCTGCCCTTGGTAATACCAGAAAAAATCTTCAGTACCTACCCACCCGCAATAACCGCATTTGTATTGGTTCATTTTGCAAAACTTCCTTCCCATTGGATTTGATAGTAATTTGGCTCTCCTACATTTAACCCCTCGTCCTGAGTTAAAAACTGCAAGGCAACGCGTTCTGCCTCCGCTTCGTCATCTGCGGTAATAATTGTTGTAATAATAAATTGGTTATAACATAGTTCTACTGTATAATCGTTCATCAGTTGCTCCTTTCTGTTGGTGTTAGCCAAGAGTAATTTACCCCTGCTAATAACTGTCTCTTATACACATCTCCG